CAATTTTCCATATTTGGCTGATGAGGACATATTGCCCCCAGAACAATGGGTGATGAGCCGTAAGCGTCCAGGCAACTGGAAGCGAAAGCTCCTCAGAGAACTTGAAAGAGTTCACGGTGATATTAGTCTGTTTAATTTAGACCAATTGCTAGCTATTAAAATGCATATCAAAGACGAAAATTACCCTGAGGTGAAGTATCCTCGAGGAATATTCGCCAGACAGGACCCGAATAAATTATTTTTCGGGCCATTAGTGTCAGCTATGGAAAAAGTTATATACAAAGATCCTTCATTCATCAAAAACATACCTGTAAAAGATAGGGCTGATTACATCATTAAGATGTTAGATGAATACGAATACATAGTTTGCTCAGACTTCAGTTCTTTTGAAGGCTCATTTAAGGAGCAATTTATGCAGGAAGTCGAATTGCGGATATTTTTGCATATGACATCCAAACTCTCACCAAACCTGCGTGCTCTATACCACTATGTACTATTAGAGATGTACTGTGAAGATAGGGTCGTGACCAGTGGTTTAGGCTTCCGATTAAGATTTCGTGGCAAGCGCTTGTCCGGTGAAATGTGGACATCGCTCATGAATGGAGTCTCAAACAAAGTGTTATGGTCCTTCTTCAGTGCACGTAGAGGTGGCAGGTTAGTGGGTTGCGTTGAAGGTGACGACGGAATATTTGGTTTCAATGATGTGAATTCAATACCAACAAGTGATGATTTTAAATCACTTGGGTTTGATTGTAAAATAGAGAGATTCACCGACTGCAGAAACGCAAGTTTTTGTGGTATTGTGTATGATTCACACTCAGGGACAAATATTTGCGATCCACGTCAGTTTTTGGCTGACATCGCTTGGTTGCCTTACAAGTATTCATCTTTTAGGCGTTCAAAGAAACTTTCACTCGTGAGAGCTAGAGCTCTCTCTTACAAACACCAATATCCTGGGTGCCCAATTATTGAGCACGCTTGTAGAGCACTTATGAGGCTCACAAGTGGATTAGACATGAAATGGGTTTTTGAGAAGAGTGGTTTCTTTAACCAATATGAAGAAGAAATTTTTATATCAGCTCTTAAAGACAAAGACATAAGAACATTCAAGCCAGTTCAGGATTCAGTTCGAATATTAATGTACGATAAGTACGACATTCAGTTGAGTGTCCAAGAAGAATTAGAGAGATTCTTCGACAATCTTGAAACACTTGAATTTACATATCCAAAACATATTGTTAATATCATATTTGATGATTCTTGGGTTAGTTATGCAGACAGATTTACTGCGACCGCCGAGTGCTCGAGCGCGGACTGTCATGTTGAACAACTAACTCCAGAGTCTTATTACACTGATCATTGGAAGCGCGGGTCGTCATTTAAACCCGGGCCACTGCAATGATCACCATAGGGTCGTGTGGGTCTGCCACAGTAATAGAGTGAAAAATCAGGGACGGTCTCCTAACCTGAACCCATTCTCCGTGTTGAGTTCCTTGGTAAACTGGCAGGGAACCCCTAGATGTCTTATTCCGTGAGCGGTCGGAACATCCTAG